TTCGCTCACCTAACTCAAACAAAGGCACAGCTTTTTCAGTTATAATCCCCGGAGTGCCTCCACCGCCACCGCCACCGCCACCGCCACCACCACCGCTAATTAACGCTAATATGTCGGATAAAGATAAACCAAGATTGGGTGTATCTATACTGGGTAGGTCTACACTGGGTAAATCTACGTCGGGCTTATCTATATCTTTAAGCGCCTCACGTACGGGCTGTATTACAGCATCATCTACAGCACTGCCCACTGCTTTAACAGGGGCTTTAACCACATCTGAAACGCCTTCTCTGACGGGCTTTGTTGCATCATCTACGGCACTACCCGCTGCTTTAACAGTGTCTTTAACAGGCTCAAATACTTTATCGTCTACTTTCTTACCTACAGCCTTAGCTGCATCAATAACGGGTTCAGTAGCGTCTTTGACAGGCTCGAAGATAGTATCATCAAACATCTTACCCGTATAACGTATTACGTCACCAATCTTCTTAATAAACGCAGGTGTCTTTGGGTCATTAGGTGCTAGAGCGCCACCTTCTTTAATGTACTCTCCAAGACCTCTAACCAACGCATTGTCAAAATCAGTGCCTTTCGCTAACTCCATTTGAGTTTTAACAAGCCCAGCGGTTAGGTCATCTTGATTTATGTTGTAGCCCTTTAAAAACTCTTTATTTAGTCCAGTCTTATTTAATGCCGCAGTAGTAAATTTATCTCCATACCTACCTACTACAGCACCGGCAACGTCGCCACTCACAGCTCTAGTAATGAATGTGCCATTTTTTACTAAGTTGCTAAACGATTCGGCGGTTTTTGTAGCGGCTTTTGCAGCTTCTGCAAGGCGTGTAACTTCCATGCTACTACCTTTACCTAGCATCGCGGCTGTTTCGGCAACTTTTACTTGTTCTCCTAAACTAGCAGCATTAGCACTTAATCCTTTGGCATAACCACCTGCGCCAGCTAAAGCAAAAGATTTAGCAATATCACCAGCATCCCCGCCAGTAATTCCAGTTATAGCAGCGGAAGTAGTACCGGCAGCAAGGGCTGTACCTAAAGCTCCGGGGGCAGCGGTAGCACCGAGACTAGCTGCAACAGCACTGGGAGCAAGAGCAGATAGACCTGTAGCGGCGGCGGTAGTAGCACCAGCACCAGCACCAGCAGCACTACCGGCAGCAGCGCCACCACCAAATACGCCAGATCCAGCTAGGAGCGCCCCGCCGTATACAGAAGCTGCAATTATAGCTGCCATTTTTATAGCGTCTTTTACTGAGCTATCTTTAACTTCTTTAGTGCGGATTTCAGAGTAGGACATTGGGTCGTATAAATACGACGAGCCGTCCTTTGTTTGTCGTGCAGGAGTTACATCATATTTTGCATACAGTGACTGGAGCATTGGGTCACGCTTGTACGCTTCCATCAAAGCATCTTGGTAGCTTAACCCTTCAGTTGCCTGTAGGTACGGTATCTGTTCTTTTAATATGGGTCTAACTAACGACTGAAACTCAGATAGTTCTGCGGCATTAGAGCTAGTATGTGTTTGTAAGTTACCGCCAAATTTTCTAGTTTCGGCTCCCATAGGTTTATAATCATAACCATAGTGAGAGCTAAGAACTGCGGATGTATCGTCTACACTGTCTACCCCAGCAATACTCCCATAAGCACTTTTGGTGTCTGCTATGTTAGTGACAGTTTTAAACCCTTTTAAGTACTCAGGTACGTCACTTACGAATGAGCGATATTCTCCGTCTCCAAGATTACGTGTTGGGTTGTAATCTACTTGACCCCCACCAATACCACCCTCACCGCCAATTACGTCTATTGTACTTAACCCCGGAATAGACCCAAAGGCTTTTTCATAGGCGTTGTCGTAGTAGTCGTCTACATTATCCACATCGTTAATTTTGTTGTAATCGGCACCACCAGAAACTATGCTGTCTCTGTAGTTTTGTAGGCCAGAAGTGTTGGTGTCTGAAGTTACAAATGGGTTTGTTTCTTGGGTAGGTGCGGTAGGTTTTGGAGCAACATAATCTACGCCCGTACCAGCTACGCGGTTATCAGTTATAGCGGGTTTAGGTGTAACTACTGGAGCAGGTGCAGGTGCAGGTGCTCGGTACGGCACGGGTGTAGTTTTAGGCGCTACAGCTTTAACGGGTGCAGTTGTGGGGGCAGGTACGCTACCAATTCCAGACTGGTACTGCGCTATACGCCTTTGTAATTCGGCAGGGCTTATTCCTAACCCACCTAACCCTATGTTCCCTAATCCTATATTCATCGTTTTACCTAATTAGCTATCAAAACGCCTTGGAACGATGCGCCTACTTCTACGTTGGTAGTATCGCTACTGGCTCGGCATTCAACGTCTGTCTTTTCAGGGAACGCCAAAGGAAAATTAAAAGGTATTACCAGTATATCGCTTTGTAGTGTCTGTATTAGGCGCGTTCTAAACGTGTTAGATCCAAAATCACGACTAACAAGTTTAGCAGTAACATTCTTGTTTCCGGTAGATATAGCCGCTGTGAACGTAGTATCATCTGCGTAGAGCGTAGACCCCGCAGGTACAGTGTAGATTGCCTGTTGTGTCTGGTTATCTCCAGCCGAGATTTTTGCGTAAACCGCACCCGTAGGTACACCGGAAGACACACCACTTACTGCAACATAAATATCTCCTGCCGCAGTGCCACCACTACCTGACGTAGCAACAAATACGCGATTTACTCGCAGCCACCCTGACGCATCGCCAATCTGCACTTGCGTCTGCCCGTTCATATCGACAGTGACACTTTGAGTAGCATAGTTTTCGTCTAGCCCCTGCACGGTGACAGTTTGTGCGCCTGTACCTGCGCTAGTATCTGCGGTGCTAGAACTGCTGATGAACGCCGTAAAAGCAGCGGCAGCCCACGGATAATTACCCCCATACCCCCAAATACTTTCTTCAGTACCGTCTACATCTGGGTTAAACCCAAACTTATACTCAGTAGACGCACCGACCACTTGGCCTTTAGATACTTGTAATTCGTATGGTTCTTGAACCGCCATAGCGTCCCTCAGTGCATTGTCTAGCTGGTTAAAGTAGATTCGCAGTACATTATTAAATTGTTCAAACGCTTGTGGGTCATACCCGTCAGGCGGCGTAGGTAACTGCGGAGCAACAAAGTTTATGTCTACCGTCATTACCGTCTACCATCTGGGCGTATATCTAATCTGGGGGCACCTAACTGCCAAGTAACTCCCACATCCCCAGACTCTAGCTTTATAGACAACTGCCTACCACGTACTCTGGTGTAGACCTGATCTGTAAACGCCTCAACAGGAACTATGGCACTGCGTGTGACTGCGGCGCTGTTAGACCCACCTTCAGAGAGCGGAGAATTATACCCAGACCCAGACGACTGTAGCGGCAGTAGCTCCATAGTTACGCTAGGACTGTCCGCAGTAGATCCGTTAAATGTAACGTCTGGCAGTATTCGACGTATAAACGAGAAGCTGTTCCCATCCTGTATGTCAAACTGTGCTGACGTTATGTACGACGATATAGCAGTGTTAGTGCCAGTTACATTGTCGTCTACACCGTCTTCGTGCATAACTAAGTTATTACTGTATGTAGCAGCAACAGGGTTCGCACGAGTGCCAGAATCTAACCACGCGCTACGCGCAAGTGTGCCGTCGTACCATACATCTAGTACGTGATTATAGATTACATACTTATCTATTGTGGTTGAGTCAGCGGAGCAGTAGAACCACCAAACCTCGTCAAACCCCTCGTTGGTACCAGCAAATACTTGGTCTATTTGGTCGAAGTTAAAATCGTTGAATATATAGCGTTTTAAGTCACAGCGTAAGTTCTTAACCCTACCATCGTACATGTAGAAAGAATCACGACCCATCCAGTAAGCTATACCATCTGAATAGGCGGCTGAGTTCTGAGAAGCAATAGATATGTTTTCACCAAGTAACTGAGAACCCCAAACTAAAGCGCCGCCTAGATACTGTAGCGCGTACATGGCAGCGTCAGTCCATACCAAAACTTCTTGGCGAGACTGTAGAGCAGTCACTATTTGAGAGCCTTTGGACAGCTTTATGTCACCTGCTTGGTTAGCTGCGCCGGGAGTCCACTGAGCCGCGTTTGCTTGATCTGACCATCTAATAAGTAAAGGGTCTTGTACGGCGCTGCCGATTGTATTGGCACCAAAGCAGAAAACGAACTGACTTATATCTGATACAAGAATAAAGTTTTGTACTGTGGGTGTATTAGACGCGCCACTAATTGCGGATAGTACTACTGCACGCCCGTTAAGCCCGTCTGCGTTAGAGGCATCCCAGTAGTAAACTGCGCCGTTGCGAGGGCCAAATACAAGGTCTTCACCAAAATTAGATTGGCTCCATAGACGTAAGGAATCTGTAGCTTCTTCTATTCCGTTACCCCAAGTGCCTTGATCCCATCCACCTGCACCCCAACCTACTAGCGGAACTTCTATTTCTGGGCCGACATTTATTTGGTACTTAGCTGTTACCGAACCACCACCTGTAGCAGAGGAACTAGCGGCTGTAGCAGATTCTATGGTGTAAGTATTACCTGTAATATAAGTTATCTGAAACTCACCGTTTAAGGTTAATCCCCCTACAGCAGATGCTCCGCTAAATGTAACGAAATCACCGTTGATATACCCACCACTAGCATCGGTTACAGTAACCGTAGTAGACCCACTGGTAGTAGCAAACGGGTTGGTTAGAGATACACCTGATGGAGTGCGTTCTGGAGTTACGTCATAATACAGCCCACCTTTCTCTAGGTAGAACTTGAGGTTAGTGCCTACACCAAGCAGTTTCTGGTTAGACAGCGTGACCCAACTGTGTAAAGACCTACACAAACCAAGAAACGTGTAACTAGACAGC